TGGCTGGATGCGAGCGATCAGTTAATGTATCAAGGTAAAGCTCCACAGTTTTCCGACACAAAAGCAGCTCGTATGCCAGCGTTCTTTGAACATGCAAACACCAACCTCCCTCAATACGCTTAGTTTCCATTCAGAGAAACTAGAAAAACTGGTAGAGGATTTGGAAACCAAGTTCGCTTGGTACCCCATCCACCCCAAGGAGGACTTAGCCTCCATTATGTATCGCTCCGGACAACAGGAAGTGGTACAGTATATTAAATCTATATTAGAGGAATAAATTATGTGCGTAGGTCCATTTAGATCTCGCCCTGCTACACCTATGGCTACACCGGCTCCTATTCAACCTAGGAACCCTGATCTCGTACGAACATCTAGACTACCCAGTAAGAAAGAGCTACTAGATCCAGATGATGTAGCTGGAGTAGAGTACGGAACACGAACTAAGAAAGATGCAAAAGGAGCTTCTAAAAGAACAGGTACAGATGCTCTGAAAATAAACCTTAACACTAGCGGACAAGGCAGTGGTACTGGAGGAATAAATACACCATGATGTATAAGGCTAAGGAAAGATACAATCAACTATCGTCTGGTAGAACTCAGTTTCTAGATACAGCAGTTGAATGTTCTGAACTTACCTTACCATATCTAGTTACTCAAGATGATAACTACAAAGGCAAACGTACACTGCTACAACCGTGGCAATCAGTCGGAGCTAAAGCAGTAGTTACTCTAGCAGCAAAGCTTATGCTAGCAACCTTACCACCACAGACTAGCTTTTTTAAGCTACAAGTTAGAGACGATAAGCTTGGTGAAACTCTTGATCCACAGATGCGTACCGAGTTAGACTTATCATTCTCAAAAATAGAGAGATTGATTATGGATTACATAGCCGCATCAAGTGATAGAGTTGTAGTGCATCAAGCATTAAAGCATCTTATTGTATCTGGTAATGCCTTAATATTTATGGGCAAAGACGGATTGAAACATTATCCATTACAGAGATACGTAGTAAATAGAGACGGTAACGGTAACGTTATTGAGATAATAACTAAAGAATTAGTAAGTCGTAAGGTCTTGGGTATAGCACCCCCTCCTAACGAAAAGCCTACGGGCGAATATGGTGCTACAGAAGACGACGCTGAGGTATACACCTGTGTTAAGATGGATGAAAGCAGCGGTAACTGGAGATGGCACCAAGAAGTGGATGATATGATCCTAGAAGGTAGCCAGAGCACAGCACCGAAAAAAGCCTCACCATGGTTAGTGCTTCGATTTAATACAGTAGACGGAGAAGATTACGGACGTGGTAGAGTAGAGGAATTTCTTGGAGATCTAAGAAGTCTTAATGGTTTATCTCAAGCTCTTGTAGAAGGTTCGAGTGTAGCAAGTAAGGTTATCTTTCTTGTCTCACCATCTGCTACAACCAAACCCGGAACTCTTGCCAAAGCTGGTAACGGAGCCATCATACAGGGTAGACCAGAAGATGTCGGAGTCGTGCAAGTCGGTAAGACAGCAGACTTTGCTACAGCTGCACAGTTGTCAGCAACAATCGAAAGAAGAATACTGGAAGCTTTCTTGGTTATGAACATCAGGAACGCAGAAAGAGTTACAGCTGAAGAGGTACGCCTTACTCAGCTAGAGCTAGAGCAATCCCTTGGAGGAATATTCAGCTTACTAACGGTAGAGTTTTTAGTACCCTACCTCAACAGAACTTTGTTAATACTACAAAGATCAAATCAAATACCAAGACTACCTAAAGATGTCGTAAGACCAAAGATAGTAGCTGGTATTAATAGCTTAGGTAGAGGACAGGACAACGAAAGCTTAACTAGATTTATGAGTACAATAGCTCAGACTCTAGGTCCAGAAGCTTTAACACGATACATTGACCCTTCAGAAGCTATCAAGAGACTAGCAGCTGCTCAAGGAATTGACGTCCTAAATCTTGTACTAACAAACGAGCAACTAGATCAAGCTCAGCAACAAGCACAAGGAGATCAGGCACAGCAATCACTTGTAGATCAGACTGGACAATTAGCAGGCACTCCACTTATGGACCCAGAAAAGAATCCAGACATAGCTGAACAAGCAGCGATGGCGATACAGAATTTACAACAACCACCAGAAGAATAAATGGCAGAAACATTAACTTACCAACCCGATACAACAACGGAAACTTTAACTGATAACCTGACAGAAGAGGAGCAATCCTCTCTGGAGGTAGGTGAAAAGTTAGTAGCCGAACAAGAAGGTTTACTGGCTGGTAAATATAAAAATGCACAAGAATTAGAAAAGGCATATGTAGAACTGCAAAAGAAACTTGGCAGTAACGAAGAGTCAGAAGATACAGAAAAGGTTAGTGCAGAAGAAGATAAGACTGAAACTGAATCAGAACTATCCGAGCATGCTAGCCTTATAAACTCTGCTAGCGAAGAGTACTTCAATAACGGCAATAAGTTGTCAGATGAGACAATGGCTAAGTTTAGTTCTTTATCTACACAAGATCTAATTAAAGCATACATGGAGGTTCAGTCAAAAGCTGAGCCTTCTCAACAAGCTGCACCAGCTGAGCTATCTGAATCAGACATTAATCAGATTAAGAACTCTGCTGGTGGAGATAAAGAATACTCTAGTATTGTTAACTGGGCTAAGTCTAACTTAGATGAAAAACAGATAACAGCGTTTGATGAAGTTATTAATACAGGCAGCGTTCAAGCTATTCAGCTAGCCGTGTCTGGATTAAAAGCTGAGTATGATAATGCAAATGGAGTAGAAGGTAGAATGGTTACAGGCAAAACAGCACCTAAAGAAACTGGAGATGTTTTCCGTAGTCAAGCAGAACTTGTCAGAGCAATGAGTGACAAGAGGTATGATAGCGACCCTGCTTACAGGCAAGATGTTATCGAAAAACTAGAACGATCAGACATGGAGTTTTAAAAATGCCGATGGGAAAAGGAACTTACGGTTCACAAAAAGGTAGACCAGCTAAGAAGAAAATGGGAAAGGGTATAGCCGCACTCGCAAGAAAAGCACCAAAAGTTGCGGCTGCAATCACAAAAAATAAAAGGAAGAAGTAATGGGAAGTCGTATCTCAAGTCCTTTCGATAGCTATTATCAAGGTAAAGGCTCAAGTGGTGTTACAGATACTGACTTAGGTAAAACTAAGACGTCAGGTGAACAGGATAAGCTTATAAAACTGCTTATGCAGAAGCGAGCTAAACTAGACAAGATGAAAAACAGAGGTCCAAGACCAGCTTAGTGCAATGGCAGTAAAAAAAAAGAATGTCAGTCTCAAGATGGGAAAACACAAGTCCCGTACTGGGGGACTGACAGCAGCCGGTAGAAAAAAATACAATAGAGCTACCGGCTCTAACCTAAAGGCTCCTCAGCCCGGAGGCGGTGCACGGAAACGATCATTCTGTGCTAGAATGAAAGGCGTAAAAGGACCAATGAAGAAACCAAACGGCAAACCTACACGTAAGGCTCTTGCCCTACGTAAATGGAAGTGTTAATGAAACTAACAGCAAGACAGCAGGCAACTCTTAAAAAACATGCCGAGCATCATACATCGAAACATATGGCATTGATGCGTAAAGAAATGAGAGCTGGTAAAACTTTTACACAAGCTCACAAAAAAGCACAAAAAATGGTAGGTAAGTAATGGCTGAGAAAAAGAAAAAATCTAAACCAACAAAGAAAAAGGGCTACTAACATGGCAGCGAAAAGAGGATTGTACGCAAACATTCACGCTAAGAGAAAGCGCATCGCTGCTGGCTCTGGCGAGAAAATGAGAAAGGTGGGTTCTAAGGGCTCTCCCACCGCCGCTAACTTTAAACGGTCAGCGAAAACAGCAAAACCTTACAAGAGAAAAACTAAAAAGAAATAATGACTGACAAACTATTAAACATTTATCCAAATGAGACTCCACCTAGAGTCATTGAAAACTATCCAATTAACAAACATCCAATCATGACAAACGAAGCAGAAAGATTTAATGGCTGGGCAGC